AAGGGATTGTTTATCGATGGGTAAGAGAATCTATAGCTGGACAAGATGACAAAACGAATGTCTCAAAAAGATTTCGTGAAGGATTCGAACCAGTTAGACCAGAGGAACTTCCCGGATTCCATGATTTGCCTATAGTCGATGATGGTCGACATGCTGGAATTATTGGTGTAGGTGGGTTAATACTGTGCAAGATACCGAAAGAAATCGCAGATCAGCGTAATGAATATTTCGCTAGCCAAACCGAAAACCAAATGAGTGCAGTAGAAAACGACCTGATGCGTGAAGAAAATCCTGCGATGCCAATCTCAAGAGAGTTGAAATCAAGGGTAACATTTGGCGGAGGAAGCAAAGGATAACTTTGTTTGCTCTTTAACAATTTTAATTTAGGAAATAACTATGGCAAACCAAGATGCTGCTTTCGGCTTAAAGCCTTTAGGCAAATTGGGTAGTAATGTAAACTCTGAAGGAACTACAGAATACTCAATTGCTTCTGGCGCAAGCGGAAACATATTTTCAGGCGATCCAGTTAAGATGGCTAACACAGGTACTATTTTAGTAGCTGCTGCTGGTGATCAATTACTGGGAGTCTTTAGGGGATGCAGATATACCAACTCAAGCGGTGAGGTGATTTATTCAGCTTACTGGCCAGATGGTACTGTCTCATCAGACGCGGTGGCTTTCGTTGTTGACGATCCTAATACATTATTTGAAGTACAAAGTGCTGCTACAGGTTCAGTTGTGCAAACAGTTGTTGGTAACAATGCCGACATCGTTTACGCTTCTGGCTCAACAGCGGATGGACAATCCGGTGTTGAAATATCTGGAACAACTGCTGCTACTTCAGCTCAACTAAGAATTGTTGGGTTTTCAGGAGATCCTGAGAATAATACTTTAGGTACTGGTTCTCAATCAGCAAACGTTAACATGATAGTCAAAATTAACGAGCACTTCTATGCTCAAACAACTGGAGTATAATCAATGGCTATTAATCGTTCACAATTAGCTAAAGAGCTAGAACCCGGTCTAAACGCCTTGTTTGGGATGGAGTATAATCGTTATGAAAACGAGCATGCTGAAATCTACGACACTGAGTCATCAGACAGAGCATTTGAAGAAGAAACCTTAATCGTAGGTTTCGGTAACGCACAAGTAAAAGCTGAAGGAAACGGAGTCGCATTCGACAACGCTTCAGAAGGCTATACTGCAAGATACTCTCACGAGACTGTTGCGTTAGCATTTGCACTAACTGAAGAAGCTATCGAAGATAACCTCTACGACAGATTAGGCGCTAGATACACTAAGGCTCTAGCAAGATCTATGGCACATACTAAGCAAGTTAAAGCTGCTTCTGTGTTGAATAATGCTTTCTCATCCAGCTATACAGGCGGCGATGGAGTTTCACTTGTAAACTCTTCTCACCCATTAGTTGGCGGTGGAACATTTGCAAACAGACCAAGCACTTACACTGACTTGAATGAAACTTCATTAGAAGATGCAATCATTTCTATCTCAACTTTTGTTGATGACAGAAACATGATTCTTGCTTTACAAGGAAGAAAATTAATCGTTCCACCACAACTTCAGTTCGTGGCTGATAGATTAATCAACACTCCTGGTAGAGTTGGTACATCTGACAATGACATCAATGCTATTAAGAACATGGGAATGGTCCCAGATGGTTACGCTGTTAACCATTTCTTAACAGACAACGATGCTTGGTATCTGTTAACAGACTGCCCTGATGGATTTAAACATTTCGAAAGATCTCCTCTTTCAACTTCTATGGAAGGTGACTTTGATACTGGCAACGTCAGATTCAAAGCTAGAGAAAGATATTCTTTCGGTTGGTCAAACCCAAGAGCTGTCTTTGCATCACAAGGTGCATAAACCCAATTTTATTGGTAAAGGGAGCTTCGGCTCCCTTTTTTTTGTTTAATAAAAAAGTTTGTTTATTTTTAGTTAATGAGTGTATAATTCAAGAAAAGCCCGTGAGGTTTTATGAATACAGGATTACATGAATCTATAAGCTTGGCTAACTCTCCATGCAACGGAGTATGCTCAACTTCCATGGCTCCCTTTGATGATATATGTCAAGGCTGTGGTAGAAACGTTGAGCAAATAAGAGATTGGGAAACATTCCCAGAGTTTCAAAAAAAATTAATTAACGTTACAAATTGGTTGAAAGGATATGATATCCGCCAAAAAAACGATAAAATAAATGTTATGTCCGCAGATTCAAAACAAAAAATAAAAGATATTCAAGGTAGATTAATTACCATTCAATCTCTTATAGAGATGGTTGGTAAAGATATGTTGGATGAGTTTGGTCAAGATCCAGCAATAAAAGAATCATATCAAGCTTTGTTTAGCTCTAGAGAATCTATTTTAAAATCTAAAGAAAACTTCCCTCAAGACACCTAAAGTAGTATAGTTATTTAAACCGGGATAACTTGTTATACCAACTGGCTCGGCAGACTAACTCCAAAGATGGTATAACTTTATATGGAGGCTATTATGGCAACATCAACATTTCAAGGGATCGTAAGATCTTATGGTGGTCAATCAAAAGAATCAGGAACAACTCCTTCAGTTGTTACTCTTTCAGAAGTTATTTCTTTTGACCCAACTTCAACTGGCGGAGCTAATGTAAAGATTGGAACATCTTCATCTACAGGAAACGATTTTGTTTTACCTGTTGGAGCAATTCCTGTTTCATTCCTTACTATTGGTGGAGCAGCTGGCGGTACTAACCCAACTGCTGATATTGGATCTTCCGCTGATCCAGATGGATTTTTCAACGAAGTAGACGTTGACACTAAAGGTACTTTAAAAGGATCTGACGGTGCTTTAACTGTAGCTGGTGGTATTACTGCCAATACAACAGTTCAAGCTAAAGTTGGAGCATCAGCTGCAACAAGTGGGACATGTACTGGAGTATTTACTTACGCTATTGTTGACAACGGATCTAGTTCTTAATTAGGAGCTAACTATGTCAAGTAGAATTGTAGGCTCAGATGTAAAAACAGCTACGACTGACTCCGCCGCTACAGGCGGAGTTGTCTTACAAGGTGGTCGATCAAGATTAAGAGGTTATATTATTGCTGGAGGAGCTTCAGACGGTACTGTAACTTTTAGAGATGGATCTGTAACTGGTTCTACTCTTTTAATTGCTCCTTGCAACGCTAACGATACTGAAACTTTAAACATCCCGGATTCAGGTGTTTTGTTTGAAGACGGTATTCACGTTGTATTAAGTAATATAGATAGAGTAACTGTTTTTCATTCTTAGTCATGGCTGAGAAGTCATCAATATCAAGAGTAGGAACAACTGAGCCTTTTGAGTTACAAATTTCAAGAGGCCAGATTTCCTATCACACCCCTTTATTTAAATATGGGTACAACCCATTAATTATTAATGTAAATGAAACTATTTGGGATGGCGGTGGTATTTATAATTATCCAAGTTCTGCGGCAGCTTTAGATGTTTTAAGTTCAGTTGCAGGAACAGACTCAGGGATTACTGGAACTGTTTTTGGATTAGATACAAACTACCAAGAAATACAAGAAGATTTTACTCTTGATGCATCAGGCGAATATACAACAACTGCTGAATTTTTAAGAGTTTATAGAGCCTATATAACAGGTAGCTCATCTCCTACAGGAAACATTACATTTAAAATAGGTGCTACATTGCATGCACAAATAACTGCTGGTGAAAACCAAACATTAATGGCAGTTTATACAGTGCCAGCTGGAAAAACTCTTTATGTAACAAGAGGCATAGCAACACATGGTACTGATACCTCTGGTGCTTTTATGACTGTAAGATTTGTAACAAGAGAATATGGTTCAATATTTAGAACAGCTACTAAAATTGATTTAATAGGAAATCATATAGACTTTCCTTTTGACCAACCTTTAAAAATTACAGAAAAAACAGATTTAGAGGTTAGAGCTATTTGTTCTAAGAATCAAAATAATGCAATAGCAGCAACTTTTGAAGGAGTTTTAATAGATAATGCAGAATAGTGGCTAAGTTAAATAAAAAAACAATGCCTTGCAACAAACCAAGGCGAACTCCAAAACACAAAACAAAATCGCATGTAGTAAAAGCTTGTGAAAAGGGCTTAGAGAAAATTATACGCTTTGGACAACAGGGCAAAAAAGTTGGAACTTTAAAGGGTACCGCAGGTAAACCAAAGAAAGGTGAATCAGCTAGAATGAAAGCCAAAAGAAAATCATTTAAGGCAAGGCATGCTAAAAATATCAAAAAAGGTAAAATGTCAGCAGCCTATTGGGCTGATAAGGTGAAATGGTAATGGCTATACCTAAAAATGTAAAAAATCCAAGTCTTTATAGCAAAGCTAAGTCTAAAGCAAAGGCAAAGTTTGATGTTTATCCATCAGCTTATGCAAATGCGTACATGGTCAAGGAATATAAAAAAATGGGTGGTCAATACAAGGCAAATGGTGGCACGGTTAAAAAGGGTGCAGGTGTTAAAAGTTTTATAGCTCGTGGTTGTGGTGCGGTTATGAATAATCGCAGAAAGAAAACCAAGATGCGTGGCTAATGACTAAGCGATCAGGCGGACTAAAGAAGTGGTTTAAGGAAGAGTGGGTAGATATTGGATCGCCTAAAAAAGGTGGTGGGTTTAAGAAGTGCGGAAGAAAGTCTGCAAAAGGATCAAAAAGAAAATA